TTTCTTCACAATTTCATCTTGAACTTTTTTAGTGGTTTTAGGCGAACGTCCGAAAACTCCTGTAATGCTGTCAAGGATTTTTAAAATTTCAGGGTCATCTACTTGATCGCGCATATAATCTTTACGACGCGCCTTAGCTACACGAATGTAATTCTTACCGACTTTTTTACATTGAATCGACAAATCGCAGTTCCCATTAACAATATTTTGGTGTTTCTCCTTCAAAGAAGGAATTTCAATTTCTGTCGTCCCTTCCAATTTTGATGCATTCCGAGAAATATAAATCACGTTCATTGGCAATGATTTTAATTCGATAACTAGTTGTTGAAAAATGTTAGTAAATGCTGCATAACCTTTGCCGTATGGAATATCCCCCAGTGTTTCGACATCTTCTTTATCACAAATGTATTGTTCGATCATAACGACAATATCATCAATAACATCAAGGACAATCGTCTGATATGTGTGCTTTTCTGTTTGTAAAGCTGTAATCAATTTATCCAATTGATCAATGACGGAGCGTTTAATTTTACCGTTTTGGTCTTTAATATTACGTAACTGCACGGATGGCACTGTATTTGCTTCGGCATTTCCATCTGTATTGAAAATCAATGGGTTAGGAAATTGTGAAGCTAGAAAAGACTTTCCTCCCATAGTAGGACCCCAGATGAAGAAGTTACGAGGCGTGTCTTTCGGTGTTTGTGGTTTGTTTGGTGGTAAAATACTCATTGTTTTTCCTCCTGTTTAGTAATATAGTCAACAATTTCCGTGATATTTCGTTCGACATAATTCATAGTTCGATAGACATCATTTTGGCTTCTAAACTTATAGGAATCGTTCAGATACATTGGTTGTAAATCTCCTATACGGTACACCAATACGTCTGATATGGCATTGATAACCTTTATACTCAAAATCTTTCTCATTACCCTCTTGTTCAACAATTGCTTTTAATTCTGGATAAATCACTACGCATCCCTCCCTTATGCCAAAAAGCCATTGTCTAAAATATCTTTACTTCGATTTAGTTCTTCGGTCACTTCAAACTCATAATAAGTTCCAGCTTCTTTGTGTTCTTTTTGAACAACTTTTTGGCCAATTACGACACCATCCGAATCTTTAATCATTTTCTCGATATGGTCATCAGCTTCCTTACGAGTTGATGCATAGAACTTACTGTTTTTTTTCAATGGTCTAATCATTAATATTTCCTCCTAGTTTTCTGCCACAAAATGGACAATATTCAATTTTTATATGTGCAACGACTCCAGCACGATCCAGCAACAGAAACTGATGCTTTTTATATTTATCACCTTTCCAACCTTTGCCAATGCGAACGAAGAAAGTTGGCATATTATATCCTGCTCGATATTTGCTTTTCATATACGTCATTGAACGCTTATGTGATGGTTCGCAGTATTCACACATTACTGCGACACTTCCTTCCGTTCTTTAATTCTGATAGACCCCTTAACAGTAGATTCTTTCAAATACAGCGTATAAACATCTGGCATTTCCTTTTTTAACTTAGTGCTATCAACGGATTTTCGAACTGTTGGCAATACTCGAGTAATGATTAAATCACCAGTATCAATTTTTTTGATGTCATTTTCCTCCATCTTTTGATAGAGTTGATCTCGAAACTCCTTTTGTTGAGCCTTCAATTTTTCGACCTTTTTTTCAAAATCCAGCATTTCAAGTTCGAAGCGTTCTACTCGAGCGACTAGCTTATCAACATCGTTTCCGATTGAATAATATTCTTGTTCTGACATGTCCGGATTTTCTTTTAGATACTCTACACGAATCCAAAAAGTTTCAATCGCATCAAGAATTTTTTCAATATAGCCTTGATCACGTTCAATTTCTTTGATAACTAAATTGTCCTTATCAAATTCTAAGTCAAAATCTTTCGGTCTGTGATACATAGCTAACCATCCATAAATGCAATTCGTTTGATGGAAATAAAGTTGCATTTGTGCTTCATACACTTTTTCAGTCGGATTTGCACCATGCGTTTTGATTTCTAGTAAAATTTGATTTAGAAAATCAATCCCATCAACATTTGAGCGAATCATGTCATCATTATCGATAAATGTATCTGGCTTGAAATTCAAACTATTCATTGTGTTGATATACTCTCGAATGATTGGCTCCATTTGATTACCAAATTTAATATAGGGATTACTGATTTGTTCTGGTTGAACGATGCCAGCCTTTTCCCGTGCTAACTCATATTGAGTTTTGTATTTAGATAGTCCTAAAATAACTGGTACATCTGAGCCACCGACATATTGAGTACGTTTTTCAGTTACGTTAGGATCATTCTTTTGTAAACCAAACATAATTTCCCTCCTATTTGCTGTGATATACTCTTATATGAAAGAGGTGAATACTATGAGCTTTAAAAAATGGTTGAAGCAATTTGAAAATGTAGATCATGCGATTGGCGATCTAGCTAAAGATGTTGCTGCAGACAAAGCATTTCCTGGAAAAGTAGACTCTATGGATAGTTTGACTGATTATCTTTATTCAAAAAATGCTTCAGAAGCAGCTATAATAACTGCCAAAAACGTATTTATTTTCTATGCACTAGATGAAGGATTAGCGCACTTAGAAAATGGCGATTTAGTTTGGCAAAGAAACAATTAACACTTGGCCATGTTCAGGAAGCTCCATTGAATTTAGATTCGATAGAAACTTGATGGTTTTGATATTGACCAATACCATAAGCTTGAACTTCCTCTCTTTTGGCCAATTCTTTTATAATCACTTGTGTTTCAACCGTTGAAAGGTTCATCTCTACTCACTCTCCATTCTTGTATTCATATAAAGTTCTTCTGAAAAATCCTGTTTATTTTCCAGAGCTTCATAAACCGCTTGTTCAATTGTTCTTTCAGTAATAAAGCGATAGACAGTTACTTTTTTAGTTTGACCATTCCGATAAGCACGTCCTAAAGCTTGCGAATAATCTTGATAACTATAAGTTGGTGTGTAGAAAATGACCGTATTTGCGTACTGCAGTTCAATTCCTGCACTGCCTGCCATATATTGGACGAATGTCACGCTATTCTTCAAATTTTTCCAAGTCTCTTTGATAGGTAGATTAGACGCCTTTCCATTAACTTCAAAAAACTGTTTATTTTTGATTTTTCTCTTAAGTGCATCAACCTCTTTTTGGTAGTAGTAGAAAATGATGATATTATTCTCTGTACCTTCACAAATCATTTGAGCATAGTCTAATTTATCTACTTGATTAGCAAAGTATCGCAAACCATGTGCTAATTTTGATGGTGTATCATAATCGACATCATCTAACACACGATCCTTAGAAATCGTCGTATAGTCTGCACTTTTTCGGAATTTTACATCTTCGAAAACCAAAGGTGGTAAATCAAGGGCATCATCTTTTGAAATGGAAACTGTAAAAGAATCATATTTATCATGTAGCTGGTCTTCATTAATCCAACCTTCAATTTTGGGAATTCTTTTTGTCCCTAAATACATTGTTCCCCATTTTGCATAACGATCATTCATTTCCTTTTTAGATTTAAAATATCCAAATATGATGAAATAGTTATACGTATCTTCCCAGCCATTACTTGCTGGTGTAGCGGTTAATAAAACAAAATGGCTAGACTGTTTGGCCAACTTAGCAGCAGCCTTTCCACGTTGGCTTGTTGGATTTTTAATATAATGAGCTTCATCAAAAATTAAAAACCACCCTTTGTACAATTTATAAACATCCGCTAGTTTTCCGTAAGAAATTTCAGTGAAGAGAATTTCAATTTTGTAAAAGTCACAAACGGCTTGAATATCCCTTCGCCAACCACCTTCTTTTATTTTTTGCGGTGGCGCAATAATCAGCATGGGTTCGCCATTACTATATTTCAGATATTGATGAATAGCGGTAATCGTTTTTCCAGTTCCTGTATCCATAGCCAATAAATAATTTGCATCGATAGCATCAATTATTTTCTTCTGAAAGTCATATAACATTTCTTTGTTGGAGCATTTCTGATACATCTTCCACACTTCTTGCGACAATCGATACACCTCCGACTTGTTCAATTTTTTTTAATTTACTTTTTTGCAAAGCACTTACTACACCGCCGTTTGGACGTTTCACTTCTATGGCCACGAATCGACCATTTATACAGGCTAAAATATCGGGCGTACCTGCTGGCTGATACATCGAACCATGAACTTTCAGGTAATATGCCCCCAATAAATCTAAATAACTTTTTATTTGATTCTCAACTTTCTTTTCTGGACCACTCATTTGTGGTATCATCTCCTTTAGATATACATTTTCTTTATTTGCTTACATCAGTTGCCGCTGGTGTAGGCTTTTTTTGTTTCGATGTTGCAAAACTTTTAATCGTCACACATCCGCTTGGGCTATCCGATTCGATTGTGAAAATGCCATCTGCTTCTGTTGATATATGCGTAATTTCAACATTCTTACTAACATGAGCGTTTTTCACTGCATCGATTAATTTCTCGAACTGATATATTTTCATCTGCTCACCTCCCTTCAATACGGTGCTAGTTTATACATCTGAGCTGTGTACTTTGTGTATGAATCAAGGATTTCAGTGACTTGTAAATCCTTGTCATAATAAACTTGATTTATCGCATCTGAGCGGTAGTATGCAGATGTTGTCGCTAAACAAACTCTACCGTTTCTGTCAATGTATTTAATGTGCCACGTATCTTTAAACATGCTCACTACCCCTTTCAAAATTTCCACAAAAGACGACGAATTTTTTCAATTTTCTCCCGACAACGCTCTTGCATACGAGGTTCATCTGCATAATCCGTGCGTATCATCTCTTCCAAAAAAACAATATGGTCGGTGTAAAATTCTTCCATGAATCTTCGTTCATCGGATGTAACTTCAATTGATTTAGTTTCTTTTGAACTCTCAACTTCATTCAACCCATTAACAATTCCAGTGATATAATGTTTTTCCATTCCCCAATCAATTTGAATCCCACTATTGTCCATTTCTTCCAACATGACTTTCGCTTGTTCTTTTTTATTCATGATTTTTCCATCCCCCTTTCACAAATTTTCCAAGTACCATTCATGCGCCATATATTCTGCTAGTTCCAAATGTTCTTCTAAAGTCATCCTAATTTCTCCTTTTCGTCATACTCAAATGAAATCTGGTCATAACTGATTCCCAAACCAACAATTGCACCAAATAATACGCCTAGCGATAAAACAACATGTATTTGATTTGTAATTAAAATCAAAAATGGCAACGACAACACGACCCACAGATTAAAATGCTTTTTCAACTTTTCCACCCCTATCTGTGTTTAGACATCAACCAAACACGGCATTCTTCTTTATCATAAAACTTCATACGTTCACCCATCATCGAAAATGGCATTCCTAATGTCTCCCAATCTCGGATAGTAGTTGTAGATACACCGAAATAATTAGCAATCTCTGTTTGATTGAGGACTCTTTTTTCGATACCCGCATCATGCCTTGCTCGCTGAATTTCGTCTGTGACCAATTGATAAATGAAACTGCGTAGTTCGTTGCTGTTTTCTTCTGTCAAAATTACTTGCATTTCCATCACCTACCTAATTTTGTAATCCGAAATAATTCGTAAAATGATTTGGTTTGCTCTAGTGGTTTTTAACTTCCCGCTTAAATAACTAGCCATATCCTGCGGTTTGATTCCATAAACTACCGACAAATCGTGGATAGAAATGTTGTTTTCTTCCAAATATTGTTTTACTTTTTCACGTCCTGGATCTACACTCGGCATATTCATCACCTACTTTCCTTCATTCCAATATGTTTTAATTGCGTTGAGTCCTTTGTCAAAATACAACCATTGTGGTGTTTCTTTTGGTGAATATTTTGATTTACTATTGGACCAACGACCATATTCATTTTGACCTGGTTGTTCAGCTTTCAAACCAATTCTTTTGCTGATACGCCCTACCATGTTAGCCGTCAATCCTTTACCAATTAGTTTTGCAACTTCGCCGGCGCTGTATTCTTTCTCCTTCATAATTGGTAGAATCGTTTCGCCAGTGATAGCTCGTCCAGCTTCTGCAAGCAATCGTTCTCTACCACTTTCAGATTTAGTTGCCATCGCAATTTTCAAAAGAGTTTGAGCCTTACGAGTTTTTGCATTCTCTTCCATGATTTCAAGACGCTTATTGGAAACTAATGCTGGTTGATTCGTTCTGATTGTTTGCCGCATATTGAAATAGTTATCTACAAGTTCGTCATAGATTTCCCACGCTTTGTCATCTTCTAGAATCTTAAGCAATTTCGAATAGCCACGTTCAGATAAAAGAAATAAATTAGGTGACTTAGCAACTTGCATTTTAGTAAATCCGTAATCCATTAAATTGTGGTCGTCCTGAACGACTACTTTTAAATCAATTATGTCTTTGCCCTCCAAGAAACGATTTGAATTTCTATTAATCAATTCATTAACGTGTTTCGTTTCTTTACCGTGAATTTCAGCAATATCTTTAACCAACATCGCTTTCTTGTCTTCTCCAAATCCACCCTCAATTCCAGTAAATTCAATAGAACCAATTTTCTGTTTTCCAGTCACCTTTAGCCCATTCACTCAAACCAACCCTTTCTTTTTATATTATTTGTAAGATAATTCAACAGAAATTTGTAAAAACCATTGACTAAAAGTACACAATCATATACTATATACTTACAGTTAAATAAGCCTACAAAAACCCTATATATCGCAATCGGTCGCCAAACTTATGCTTATTAAGGAGTGTTTTTAGTTTGCTTTTTATCTGTTGAATTATCTTACAAACAAATAATAATACAAAGT